AAGCCTTTAGAGATGATGAAAAGCAGAGCGATGTTTATTGGCTCTGCTGGGAAGCAATTCGTCGGTCGGGTGAAACCGTAAAACCCTTCGGAGAATCATTCCTCGAAACCCTGGCGCGAGTCGAGGTTCTCGATGATGACCCTTTGGAGTAACGCGGGAGTCCTTCACCTATCTCGTTGCTCGCTTGAGCATTGAGACAGGACTCTCGCCCCAAACTTTAATAGCACTAGATCACACGATGTTTAAGACTTTATTACAAGCCTTAAAAGACAGAGCAAAGGAGCAAGCGGATGCCAACAGAAGTAAAAGGCGCAGATAAACTCCGCAAAGCCCTAAAACAATATGAGCCTGATCTAGCCAAAGAAACAACTAAAGAACTGGGAAACCTGCTAAAGCCTATTGCAGCTAAGGCTCGCGGCTACATGCCATCTGAGTCTCCGCTAAGTGGCTGGGCAGCTCGATCTTTTAACGAAGGTCTTTTCCCAACATATAATCCAACTATTGCCAAGCGTGGCATTACATACAAGACATCACCGAGCCGCCCTAACAGTCGCGGCTGGCGTTCACTTGTATCTATTCTTAACAAGTCCGCTGCTGGTGCTATCTATGAAACCGCAGGTCGCAAGAACCCTGGCGGTAACTTCTCACCTCGACTTGGTGGCGATCCTAAAGGTCAGGGCAAGATGCAGGGGCGCGGTATCTTTCGCGCTTGGAATGAGGATCAGGGTAAAACTCAGGGCGCTGTTATCAAAGCCTTAGAAGGTGCAGCCGCAAAGTTTAATGTTAAGACAGGTAGATATAACTGATGGCAACTAATGTTAAAGTAGATATTGCAGCGGAGTTCGTAGGCAAGAAAGCCTTCAACGATGCGGTCAAGTCAACCATTGGACTTAACTCCCAGGTTAAGACCCTAGCCAAATCCTATGTAGGTTTATTTACCGTTCAGCGTTTAGGTCGCGCTGGCTTCAATGCCGCTAAAGCCTTTGCTGAGGATGATAAAGCCGCCCGACTATTAACCCAGTCATTAGATAACTTGGGTCTAGCCTTTGCGGATCCGTCAGTTAAAAACTTTATAGCTGATCTAGAGAGACAATTCGGTGTCCTCGATGACCAGTTAAGACCAGCCTTCCAACGCCTATTGACCACAACTGGATCCGTTAGTGAAGCGCAGTCATTACTTAAAACGGCGCTAGATCTTTCAGCAGCTAGTGGTGCGGATGTCGTATCGGTGGCTGGTGATCTTTCCAAGGGTTATGTAGGGCAGACCCGTGCCCTGGCTAAATATGGTATCGGATTAACACAGGCTCAACTCAAGGCTATGTCCTTTGAGGAAGTCCAGACAAGAATTGACGATCTATTCGGCGGTCAGGCTACTGTTGCTGTCGATACCTACGCTGGCGCAATGCAGCGCTTGTCGGTTGCATCTAACAACGCTAAAGAGATAATCGGCGGCGGATTACTTGATGCGCTTGCAGCCCTTGGCGGCGGGGGTGAAGGTGGACTAACTAACACTTTAATGCTGATAGAAAAGACCTCAACAGCCCTGGCTACTTTCGTTCGCAAGTTTGGCGTTGGATTAGGTATCAGCGGCAAGATCCTTACAGGTGATTTTAGCGGCGCTCAAGCGTTAGCCACTGCGGAAAAGAATCGCGGCAAAGATATGTCGGGATTAACTCCTACTATTAAGGCTGAACTAGCCAAGGCTGCCGCCGAGAAAGCATCAGCTAAGAACCGCGCTGTTCTAGTTAAAACAACCAAGGAACAGACCAAGGCGATCAAAGAACAAACCGCGTTAACCAAGGCTGGAACTTTATTTGATATTCAGCAGACACAAATTATTGCAGCCCTAAAGGGTGAGGTATCGGCTGAGGAACGCAAGCGTTTAGAACTACAACTAGCGATCTTAACTGGCAATACAACCGAGGCATCTAAACTGGCTGGCGAAATTGCTAAGGCTCAAGGATTATCCCAACAACTAGCTGCTTACTTAGCCAGCGTTCCAGATGCCAAGAATCCATTCACAGCCTGGAAGTCATACCTAGATAAGATCGAGTCTCAAGTTGCTCGCATTGCCGCTGGTAATGTGCAAGCGGTTCCGACATCGATGGCATCAGGTTATGGCGTAACTGGTACTCAATACTCATTGCCACAGGGATCTCAATTCACTAGCGCCGCTGGCGTAGATGTAACCGTCAATGTTAACGCGGGATCGATTATCGCTCAGGAAAGTCTGAACGATGTAATTCGAGACAGCCTACTCAACGATTCGTTACAAGCTAAGTTTGCTGCCATATTCCGTCAAGGTGGATCTTTCGGACCATGACCCTGCCAGCTCAGATAGCCGTATCCTTCGACTTTACATCAGGCGCTACCTTCGGGTATCCCTTTACTATTGGTGATGAGAAGTACGGCGTTCTTGGAACGGGCACATTGGCTTCGACAACAACACCAGAACCTACAGTTGACCTAACTCCTAATGTTAGACAGATCAGCATTAAACGCGGTCGCAACATTATGCGCGATACATACGAGGCTGGCACTTGCACCGTTCGAGTAATCGATCCAGACGGCGCGTTTAATCCTCAGAATGTTAACTCACCTTACTTTGGCTTTCTAACTCCACTTCGCAAGTTGCGCGTATCGGCAACAGTCGGAGGAGTTGGTTACTTCCTATTCTCTGGTTATACAACTGAGTATAAGTACACCTACCCGCAAGGGCAGGAAATAGGTTATGTGGACATAATCTGCTCCGACGCTTTTAGACTCATGCAACAGGCTGGGATAACCACAGTAGCTGATGCCACGGCTGGACAAGATACTGGAACCCGTATTAACCGCATCCTATCTCAGGTGCAATTTCCTAATTCGATGCGTACGATCGATACGGGCAACACGACCTGTGTGGTCGATCCTGGCACATCACGCACAGCGCTAGATGCCCTAAAGAACGCTGAGTTTAGTGAGCAGGGCGCGTTCTTTATTAACTCCGAGGGAACAGCCATATTCCTAAACCGCAACAATGTAATCAAGAAGTATGGCGAGACTCCGATCGAGTTTAATCAGACTACTGGCATTCCTTACAGCAACCTCACCTTCGCTTTCGACGATAAGTTAATCATCAACAGCGCTGGTATGACCCGCGTAGGTGGCACTCAGCAGGTTTCGGAGAACTCAGCATCGATCGCCAAGTACTTCCCTCACCAGTTAAACGAGTCAAACCTTGTAGCCCAGACCGATGCAGACACTCTTAACATTGCCAAGATCTATGTAGCAACACGAGCTGAAACCACTATTCGTATCGATGCTATGACGGTCGATTTACTAGATCCCGCTGTTCCAACCGCGACCATGCTTGCCCTGGACTACTTCTCAAATCTAAAAATTACTAACATCCAGCCAGACGGATCAACCATTGTTAAAACATTACAGACCCAGGGACTTTCATGGAATATAACGCCTAATGCCATGAGCGTAACTGTCACGACTCTGGAGCCTATTGTTGAAGGTTTCATAATTGGGTCGGCTGTATCAGGTATAATCGGAACATCTATCATGGCGTACTAGGAGATATAAATGGCAACAGGCTTTCCATCATCGACAGGCGATGTCCTTAGCGCAGCTATGTACAACGGGCTGGTGAACTTCACACTCAACGATCAGACAGGCACAACCTACACACCAGTATTGACCGACCAGTATCAGGTTCTAGTCACTCGATCTAATGCAGGCGCTTCAACCATGACGATCCCAACAAATGCAAACGTAGCCTTTCCAGTGGGAACGGTAATCACAGTTCTGAACAAAGGCGCAGGTACGGTAACTATTTCAGCAGTTACGCCTGGCACAACTACAGTCCTTTCAGCTGGTGCAACGGCAGCTTCTCCAACTCTTGCTCAATATAAATCAGCAGCCTGTATCAAGACTGGCACAGATACATGGTATGTCGTAGGGGCTATTGGATAATGATTTCCAATGTAATTACTGGCTTGCTTGCGCCTGTTACTTTAAACACGCCTACATCAGTAGATTATTTAGTGGTCGCTGGCGGCGGTGGTGGCGGTAACAACGGCGGTGGCGCTGGTGGTGCGGGTGGATTTAGAACCAATACTGCTTTAGCCATTAGTGGTTCTTTTACTGTAACTATCGGCGCAGGTGGCGCAGGTGGCGCAGGTGGCGCTGATAACAGAGGCAATACTGGTTCAAACTCTGTTCTATCTAGCATTACTGCTGCTGGTGGTGGTTATGGACACGCGGTTTCTGCTGCTGGCGGTTCAGGCGGATCTGGTGGCGGCGCTCAAGGAAACT